CTAGACGGTGTTGTATTAGTAGCGGCAGGTGTAGCAATGATATTAGTACCTGTAAACTTAATTGCGTATGCTATGATTGTATATGGTGCATGGACTATTTGGAAATCTGAATAGTATGTGGGAAATAATTAATGATATGGCCACTAATCGCTTGTGGATATATACAAGTATTGGTGGCAGTATACTTGGAGCAGTTTGTTTAGCTTATCTAAGTACCACTAGAGCTGGACTTTGGTTTTATGCTAAAGTAGATCTCACTTTGGATTATCTTGTTGAACGTTGGGGTTGGACTTGGCTACAACAGCCAGAAGATGCATGGCGTAAAAAGTACCCAAAGATAACAGCAAAAATAGATGCAATAGAAGCAAGATTAAAAGAATTGGAAAAGTAATGTTAAGTAAACAATGTAAGGCCCACTTGGATGAAGTAGGCGAAACTGGATTACAACACATGGGGTATGCTTTAAAGGCTGCCGTTAAATTACAACTATTGGTGCCAGCATTGATTATTCACAGTATCGCACCAAGATGCTTTACTCACACAGCAAGTAATGTTATGAATGGCATTTTAAACACTCGTAAAAAGACTTGACAACCTAGTAAATCTAACATATAGTAGTAGGATAACAAGCTAAAGGAGATGAATATGTCACGAGCATTTAGTGATAGTGAGATTACGAAACTTAAACAAATTATTAACGAAGGTATCCAAGTAACATCAGAAGTGGAAACACTTAAAGGTGGGCTTAAAGATACTGTAAGTGCAGTTGCAGAAGAACTAGATATGAAACCTGCAACTATTAACAAAGCAATCCGTATTGCTTACAAACAAGAGTTCGCAAAAGTATCAGACGATTTCAGCGAATTGGAAGAACTATTGGCGGCTGTCGGCAAAGGACATTAATGTGCTAGACTTAAATGTTATTGAAGTACAGCATTACACAGATAAACTATTTAGAATTAGAACAGAACGACCTCGCAGTTATAGATTTACTGCGGGGGAGTTTGTTATGATTGGTCTAGAAGATGCTCCAAGTAGAGCGTATAGTATTACCAGTGGACCGTATGATGACTATATTGAATTTTACAGTATCAAAGTACCTGACGGTCCACTAACAAGCAAACTACAGCATATTCAAGTAGGCGATACTATTAAGGTAGGTGAAAAGCCAACAGGTACACTTATACTTGCTAACTTAGAACTAGGTGGACATCTAGTAATGATGGCAAGTGGTACAGGCATTGCACCGTTTATTAGTTTATTACGTGATCCAGAAACATATGATTTGTTTGATAATATTACAGTAACATGGACTACTAGATTACATGCAGAACAGGACTGTTACCGAGACTTCTTGAATGAAATGCCCGTTGAATACATCAGCACAGTTACACAAGAGCCTGCTGAATTACAAGGACGTATTCAAAAGTTTATGGCAGATGGAACAGTACAGATTGACAATCCAGCAGAACAACGTATAATGTTATGTGGAAGTGTAGCATTTAACAATGATTTAAAAGAACACTTTAACAGCCTCGGATTTAACGAAGGCAACAAACGTACACAAGGAACGTTTGTACAAGAAAGGGCATTTGTCGGCTAATGTATGTAGACGCTTACTTCGATCAAAACAAAGATATTATTCACGTTGCTGAACGTGACAAAAAGGGCCGTAGAGTATATCGTGAGTATCCTGCAAGCTATAGTTTTTACTACAAAGACCAGCGTGGAAAATACGACAGTATTTTCGGAGACAAACTATCACGTTACGCCACAACCAATGGTCGTGCTTTTAAGAAAGAAAAGAAACTATACGGTGGACAAAAACTCTTTGAAAGTGACGTTAACCGCACGTTTAAGTGTCTAGCAGACAACTATTTAGGTAAAGATACTCCTAACTTAAACTTAGCTTTTTTTGATATTGAGGTTGACTTTAACAAAGACTTGGGGTTTGCTCCTCCAGAAGATCCATTTAATGCAATTACTGCAATCGCAGTGCATCTTAGTTGGCTTAAAACTACAGTGTGTTTAGTATGTAAACCAAACACACTTACAAAAGAAGACGCTGCTGAAATTTGTAGTCGTTTTCCAGATACTTTGTTAATGGATACTGAAGAAGAGCTACTCAAAACATTCCTCGAATTAATTGACGATGCAGATGTAATGAGTGGCTGGAATAGTGAAGGCTTTGACATTCCATATACAGTAAATCGTATTGCAAGAACAATTGGTAAAGAGTATACTAAAAAGTTTTGCTTGTGGGATCAATACCCCAAGCGGAGAGAGTTTGAACGTTACGGAAAATCGCAAGAAACATTTGATACTATTGGTCGTTTGCACTTGGACTATATGCAACTGTATCAGAAGTATACATATCATGAAATGCATTCGTATAGTTTAGATGCCATTGGCGAGTATGAACTTAATGAACGTAAAATTGACTATCAGGGCACACTGGACCAATTATACAACAACGACTTTTATACGTTTATTGACTATAACAGACAAGACGTTGAACTACTAGTTAAGCTAGATGCCAAGCTACAGTTTATTGACTTAGCAAATGTTATTGCACACGATAACACAGTACTCATACAAACAACAATGGGTGCTGTCGCCGTTACTGACCAAGCTATTATGAATGAAGCTCATAGACGTGGACTAATTGTTCCTGATAAAGAACGAGATAAAACACAGAAGCATTATCCACAATCAACACAAGCCGCAGGTGCTTATGTTGCTACTCCAGTAACTGGTAGACACGAATGGATTGGTAGTATGGACTTAAACAGTCTGTATCCAAGTATTTTGCGCAGTCTTAACTTGAGTACAGAAACAATTGTAGGACAAGTAAGGCATACACTAACTGTGCCACTTTTACAAGAATACAAGTGGGAAGCCGCAAGAGCATGGGAAGGCAAGTTTGCTTGTCCAGAGTATGAGCTAGTAATGGCTAAAGATACAGAAACACAGTTATATATTGACTTCGAAAACGGCGAAGAACTAATGGCAACTGGTGCTGAGATATATAGTATTATCTTTGAAAGCGGACAGCCTTGGGTTATTAGCAGCAATGCTACTATTATTAAACAAGATATAAAAGGTATTATTCCTGGATTGCTAGAGCGTTGGTATGCAGAGCGCAAAGTTATGCAGAAAGAAGCTAGAGCAGTACAAGGTAAAGACGATGCCAAGTTTGGCTATTGGGATAAACGTCAGCTAGTTAAAAAGATTAACTTAAACAGTTTGTATGGTGCGTTACTTAATCAGGGATCACGTTTTAATGATCCACGCATGGGTCAGTCAACAACACTAACAGGACGTACTATTGCTAGACACATGGGTGCTAGTGTTAATGAACTGTTTACTGGCGAATATAATCACGTAGGCGATACAATTGTGTATGGCGATACTGACAGTATCTATTTTAGTGCTTACCCTATTTTTAAGGACAAGATTGAAAGTGGAGAGTTTGAATGGAATAAAGACAAAGTTACTGAACTTTATGACACTGTGTGCGATCAAGCAAACAAAACATTTCCTGGATACATGGCTAAAGCACATAATGTACTTGACCAAAAGCAAGGTGAGATTATTGCCGCCGCCCGTGAGATGGTTGCACTATCTGGTATTTTTATTAAGAAAAAACGCTACGCTATTTTAGTATATGATAACGAAGGCTATCGTGAAGACCAAGGCGACAAACCAGGCAAGATTAAAGCAATGGGCCTAGACTTGAAGCGTAGTGATACCCCGCCGTTTATGCAAGACTTTTTAAGTGAGATTTTGCTAAAAACACTAACAGGGTCAACAGACGAAGAAGTAATTGCTCGTATTATTGAGTTTCGACAAGAGTTTAGACAAAAAGATCCTTGGGAAATTGGTACGCCAAAGCGTGTTAACAAGCTAACACATTATACAAGTTTGGAATGGGATAAAAAAGGTGTGTATACTGGTAAAGCAAACATGCCTGGACACGTTAGAGCAGCAATTAATTACAATCGGTTAAAAGGAATTAACAACGATAAATATAGTACAGACATTGTTGATGGTATGAAAACTATTGTCTGTAAACTGAAACCGAATCCAATGGGATTCACTAGTATAGGATATCCTACAGATTCAATAACCCCTCCCGACTGGTTTAAAGAACTTCCGTTTGACGTAGATCTTATGGAGGAAACAATTATCACTAAAAAGATTGATAACTTACTTGGTGTACTGCCAATTGACTTATCAAAAGCAGAGGACAAGACTACGTTCGAGAGTCTGTTTGATTTTGGATGAAAAGAAAACTAGATTTACACGGTTTTCATATACACAAAGCATGGAAAAGTGTTGACAGATTCATTACAGAATGTTATTATGATAACTATAAAACTTGTGAAATTGTTTGTGGGCAGGGACTTATAAGAGATGAGTTAGGCGTCTGGCTACATTTAAATGCACTTGTACGAGATTATAAATTTAATACTCGTACACAAGGAAGTTTTAACATAAAACTAAAGAAAAGGAAAAAAATATGAGAGACTATCTCCTCGACATCGTAAAGCATACACGAAGTGTTGGTAACATTGATGCAGTAAAAGTTACTGACGGAAGTGTTATTGAAGCTAAAGATGACGATAACAAAGTAATTGTAAAAGCAACTTATAAAACCGCACGTAGTGAATTGACTGGTGTGATTGGGTTGCCAAACTTGGATAAACTAAACGTTATTCTTAATATTGCTGAGTATGCTGAAAATGCAAATATCAGTGTTGAGATGCGTGAGCGCAATGGTGAAGAAGTACCGTTTACTATGAAGTTTGTAAATGCAAGTGGTGACTTTAAAAATGACTTCCGCTTTATGAGTAAAGAGCTTGTTACACAGCGTATTCCAGAAGTAAGATTTAAAGGTGCTAATTGGGATGTAGAAGTTGATCCACACAGTGCAAGTGTTGCACGTTTTAAGATGCAAGCACAAGCCAATAGTGAAGAGAATGTGTTTATTGCAAAAACTGAAGATAATGCTCTAAAGTTTTTCTTTGGTGATGACAGTGGGCATACTGGAAACTTTGTATTCCAAGCTAACGTTGATGGTGAATTGAAGCAGAGTTGGAAATATCCAGTTGCAGAAGTACAAAGTGTACTTAATCTTAATGGTGACATTACTATGCGATTTAGTGATGCAGGTGCTCTTAAAATTGATGTAGACAACGGCATGGCTGTATATGAATACATCTTTCCGGCACAAAGCTAATGGTAGTAGGTTTTACATGTAGTGTATTTGATCTGCTTCATGCAGGTCACATCGCTATGTTACGTGAAGCTAAAGAAAACTGTGATTATCTAATAGTTGGGTTGCAAACTGATCCAACTATTGATAGACCAGACGAAAAGAATCGACCAGTACAAAGTTTAGTGGAAAGATATTTACAACTAAGCGCAGTCAAATATGTAGATGAAATTGTCACATATCAGACCGAACAAGACCTAATCGATATTCTAAATATGTATAATATAGATGTACGCATATTAGGAGACGAATATCGTGAAAAGGATTTCACTGGCAAGGAAACTTGTCGCAAACGAGGTATTGAACTACACTTCAATAGAAGAGATCATAGATTCAGTACAAGTGATTTAAGAGAAAGGGTTGAAAATGCCCCCAAACATCGTTCAACGGTTAAAAAGTTTGGAAAGTAAGCACAAAGAGCTTGACAAACAAATCAATCAGTTGTATAAACATACTAGTGAAGAAATTGGTGTTAAGGAACTAAAAAAACAAAAACTTCATATTAAAGAAGAAATTACAAAACTATCTAACCAATTAGGAGAAAACAATGGTTAAAAAAA